TTTTGAGAGCAGTTTTATCAGATACGCTTATGATAAATCCGATTTGACTCAAGAAGAAGTAGACCAATATATAATATTAGCTACAGAAGTTGTAATTTCTTCAAATATTCAGCGCACAATTCAAACCCTACAAGAACAAATTGACATAGAAATGTCATCTGGCAATAGAATTCCAATGCCTTTGATAGAAGCCGTGACTTCTGCTCGTACAGAGTACAATCAGTGCGTGACTCGTCAGCAAAAACTCCTGAATGACCTCAAAGTAAAGAGAAGCGAAAGACTTTCCAATCTAGTTAAGGAAAATGCATCTATTCTTAACCTTGTGCAAATGTGGAAAGACGAAGACACAAGAAAAGAAATGATAAAGATGGCAGATATGAGAAGAGAAATTTTAAAAGGAGAGGTTGGCCGCTTATCATCTATGGATGATGTTAAAGCCAGAATTTTTGGTTTGACAGAGGAGGAAGTTTTAGATGGTTAAATGTAAAATTTGTAATTTAGAATTCGAAACAGACAAGTCTTTTCATGGGCATCTCAAATCTCACAAGTTGAGAATGGTAGAATACTACCAAACTCACGAACCGAGACGAGATTTGCTTACTGGAGAATTAATAAACTTTAAAAATAAAGATTATTATTTTTCCAACGACTTCAATAATAAAAACTCCATGAAAAAATGGCTGAGTCAGCAAGATTCTAGCGCCCAGAAGTCTTATTTAAAAAAATTCTTAGTCCAAAGAAAAGAAAAACACAACTTAACTTATGCGCCTACTGAAGTTGAGCTTCGCTCTATTACTAGCCCCCCTGTTCCTTATTATCACAAGCTTTTCTTGGATTACTATGGGCTTTGTGGCGAGATTGGGCTCAAAAACAAATATGAATATCCAAAAGAAGAGCTCAAATCTTCTATAATTGATGGATTTAAAATATTTATTGATACTAGAGAGCAAATGCCTCTGGTTATTGATTATCCCACAGAAGTCAAAGGCTTAAAGTTTGGAGACTACGCTATCAACGACCCAGAAAACAAATGCTATATCGAAAGAAAATCCATTTCTGATTTTATCGGCACCATGAGCGGTGGATACGAGAGATTTTGCCGCGAGATAGAGCGTTCTGTGGCAGCAGAAGCAAATCTAATAGTATTAGTAGAGCGTCCTCTGCAAGAGTGTTTGAGCTTTCAATATCTCAATTATGTATCTAAGAAAATCAAAGTCACTCCAGAGTTTGTTTTCTTTAATGTAAGAGAGCTAATTCAAAAATATTCCAATGTACAATTTTTGTTTGTAGATGGTAGAGAAGAATGCGTTAGAATAATGAAAAAGGTATTTTTTAGTAAAGGAGAATATAAAAAATACGACTTACAATTAATGTACGATTTAAAACTACTGTAATATGTGGCACGAAACAACAAAATATAAAAAGAAAACAGAAAACTACAATGAGATTTATAAGCAGCTTCAGGGAGAGCTAGAAGATAAAGAAGCTAAGATAACTCTTTGTAAATTTCTGCGTCAAAATTTATATTTTACGACTTATTTGTTAACTGGCATTAAGCTGTCGCCATATCAAGAGATAACTCTTAAGGGAATGTTCAATAGAAACTTCTCTATGTGCGTTTGGGGTCGTGGTTGCGCTAAGTCATTCATAGCTAGTGTGTATTGCGTATTGCAATGCGTCTTCGAGCCTAACACAAAGATTCTCATAGCTGGTCCCACCTTTCGTACAGCTAGAGCTATCTTTAATAATATAGAAAAAATGAGCGAAAGCAAAGGCGCGGAGTTGCTGCTCCAAGCTTTCGGCGCTAAGAGCAAAAGAAATGACCTTTATGAATGGGATATTAATGGCGGGTCTATCAGAGCCATCCCTCTAAGCGGCGAAAAGATTCGTGGTTTCCGTGCGAACATTCTGGTTCTTGATGAGTTTTTGCTTTTGCCAGAAGAAATTATTAAAAACGTATTGATGCCATTCCTTGTCGCTCCGCAAGACATGAAAAGGCGTATTGATGTGCGCGAAATGGAAGACTTGCTCATCAAAGAGGGCAAGATGAAAGAAGAAGAGAGAATGGTGTTCGTGAATAACTCGAAAATGATAGCCTTGTCTTCTGCTAGTTATACTTTCGAGAATCTTTATAAGACTTATCAGGAATGGGTAACAAAAATAACATCTCCAGAGAGAGAAGATTCTACTTATTTTGTTTCTCAGTTAGGGTATGAAGCTTTGCCGCCAGAGATGATAGACAAAACAATTATTGAAGAAGCTCAAAGCGGTGGCACTTCGCACTCGGCATTTCTTAGAGAGTATTGCGCTCAATTTACTGATGGTTCAGACAGCTATTTCAGCGCAAAGAAAATGGAAGAGTGTACTTTGAAGGACGAATACCCTCATACTCTTGTCAAAGGAACGCCCGGTAAAAAATATATAGTAGGAATAGATCCAAACATGAGCGACTCTCCAAATGCAGACTATTTTGCTATAGCTGTTATGGAGTTGGACGAAGATACTGGAGTTGGCATTCTTGTACACACCTACGCTGGCTTAGGGAACTTGAATAATCACGTTAAATATTTTAATTACATCATGACTCATTTCGATGTTGTTATGATAACTTTAGATAATGCTGGCGCAGACATTTTTATTGATACATGCAATCAATCAGAAATATTTAAGGCTGCAAAGATAAATATTAAGATCATAAATTTTGATGCAAATGCAGAAGGACCAGATCAAGAGATGCAATTGCGGAATGCTAAAGCTCAATACAATCTATCAGACAATAGAATAGCATTTAATCAAGTATTTACTTCTGACTTTATTAGAAAAGGAAACGAATATCTACAAGCATGCATAGATTACAAGAAAGTTTTGTTCGCTTCTAGGACTTGCTCTAACGATAAGTTCTTTGACAATATCATAGGCACAACTTTACCAAAAGATTTGATATTTACTGGAGACAAGGCTGACTGGACTAACTTAGATTTTATAGAAAATCAAGACGACTTTATTTATCAAACGAAAAAGCAATGTGCTCTAGTAGAATACACTACCACTTCTAGAGGAATGCAAAACTTTGATCTGCCACAGCATTTAAAGAGAGGCTCTTCTGCTACAAGAGCAAGAAAGGATAACTACTCGGCATTTATGTTGGCTAATTGGGGAGTCAAATGTTATAACGATATAATGAAACAAACTGTAGAAAATAATACATTTACATTTACTCCAGTGATGTTTTAGTGTAACATTATAATAGCATGGCTAATTTGATTAGGAGAAAGCAGGTAGATCAGGTAGAGTTCTCTGGCTTCATCGTAGAGGTGGGCGACGAGAATTACTACCCATTGACTACTAATCCTTCTGGGTACTTAGACCAAGCTGAACTAAACTCAGCCACAGGGACTTTGAATTCTTTAATTAATTCTGTTTCTGGAGTTTTAAATACTACTATTTTAAATACTGGTATTGCAGCAAATGCATATTCAGACACAGTAAGCGGCACATTATCTACTAGACTAGAATCCACCGGAAATTACCTAAGCGGACAAATAACTTCTTTAAGCGGATACACGGTTTCTGTTAGCGGAAATCTTTACGCTTCTATAACTGGAGCTAGTGGAGTAGTAAGCACCAAGGTTGATACAGCCAGTGGATATCTGAAGTCTTACACAGACACAACTTCTGGGCTATTATATAACCAAATTATAGCTTCGTCTAGCGCAACAGATGTAAGCAATATAGCTAGTGGAAATAATTTTAATTTCAGCGGCACAAAGACTTTTACATCTCCAATAACAGCGCAAAGAATAAATATTAGTGGATCAACTGCTCCAACTTCGATATCTTTAGTAGCTTCTTCTGGAGTTGTTTCTGTCGTAGGAAATGCTGGCACTTTTGTTAGCTATTACGAGACAGGAGCCAATGCTTCTTTGTGGGCTGTGACTGATTCTGCTGGGTTGCCAATGCTAGAGCTATTCGACGACTACACTTTGATCTTAGGTCATTCAAGCAGACCATCAGTAACTCTTAGTGGATTGTCTGGATATGTTCTAATGCAAAATTTACCCACTCAAACGCAAACAGGTGGGTTGCCTGTTGGCACAATTTTTAGAAGCGGAAATTATTTAATGATTTTATAACATGAGAAAGCCAAAGATTCAAGAAATCAAGCCAATGATGACTGCTTATGCAGCTTCTACTGAGAGCGCCCCAATACAGGCTCGCAGAAATCTTGCTGGTGACATCGAGAGAACAGATAGATTTTATAATATTGACTATGGTCTAGTGCCATTTAAATATTCTCACAGCTTGCAGAACAAGAGCAGTCTCAATATCAGAGACGCTGTAATTCTGTGCCAAAAGGCTTATTATAATTTTTCTTCTTTCAGAAATGTTATTGATCTAATGACAGAGTTTTCTACTAGTAAGATTTATTTTACTGGTGGCAACAAGAAAGCTAGGGATTTCCTAGACGCTCTATTTAAAAAGATTAATATTGACAATTTTGTAGATAAATTTTTCAGAGAGTATTATCGTTCTGGCAATGTATTTATTTATAGATTTGATTATAAAGTCAATCCAGGAGATATTGCTAAAATCACTCAAGTATTTGGTTCTGATTCTATTTCTGCTGCCGAAAGATTAGAGTTGCCATCAAAGTATATGATATTGAATCCTGCTGATATTCAGTATGGTGGTAATATCTCATTTGTTGGCGGTAATTACTATAAGATTTTAACAGATTATGAATTGCAAAGATTGCGCAACCCAACGACTGATGAAGACAGAGAAGTTCTCAAGAGTTTAAACGAAAAAAATAGACTAAATTTACAAAAGAAAGTCCTTTCTGGTGCTGGAGCCTACATTACAATTCCTCTGGATACAGAGCAAGTGTCTGCTGTATTTTACAAAAAGCAGGATTATGAACCATTCTCTGTCCCTATGGGCTTCCCAGTATTGGAAGACATTAACTGGAAGCAGGAAATGAAAAAGATGGACATGGCATTGACAAGAACAACTCAACAAGCTGTTCTGTTAATTACCATGGGCTCAGAATTGAAGAGCGGCGCTTTGAATATCAATCAAAAGAATATCGAAGCAATGCAAACCCTTTTCCAAAACCAATCGGTAGGAAAAGTTCTAGTCTCTGACTTCACAACTAAAGCTCAATTTATTATTCCTGATATTGCTAATATTCTTGATCCTAAAAAGTATGAAGTAGTAAACACTGACATCCAGCAAGGCTTGAATAATATTTTAATTGGAGATGAAAAGTTCTCTAGCACAAGCATCAAAACAAATATCTTCTTCCAAAGACTAGAGCAAGGCAGACAGGCTTTCCTCAATGACTTTTTGATACCAGAAGTAAAGAGACTTTGCAAAAATTTAGGATTTAAGAACTTCCCAACTCCTCATTTTGAAGAGATAGACATCAGAGACTCTTCTGTTTGGAATAGAGTTTCTGCTCAATTGGTGCAGCTTGGAGTTTTGACTCCCGAGGAAGGTTTGCAAGCTATAGAAACTGGAAGACTGCCAGATCCAGAGGAGTCTTTGGAGTCTCAAAAGAAATTTAAGGCTTTTAGAGAAGAGGGATTGTATGCGCCAGTTGCTACTGGAGCAGGCGCTGCTGGAGGTTTATCTACCGGAAGACCTTCCGGAGCAAAAGCTCCTCAAACAAGCAAAAGCCCATCCCCCACCGGAGGCGGCAAAAAGGCTCCAGCCATAGCTTCTTATTCCATGAAAGGAATATCTCAATCTTTCAAAGAATATGAAATGCTTTCAGCTAAAGTAGAAGATTTCCTAAAGAAAAAGCACAAGAAAAAATCTTTAAATAAAGATCAGAAATCAATAGCGGAGCAAATAGCCCAAAACATCATAATTAATGAAGAAAAAACAAATTGGGACTACTCTATAAAAGCTTACTGCGAGGGAGAAAAACAAGACAATCCAGAAAAGATGGCCAAACTATTAGAGATAGCAGAAGAGCACAATGTTGATGTTTTTTCGGCTGCTATACTAAATATTAGTCAAATCTCTAGAGAAAAAGTGTAATTATTGATAATATTTTAAAATGAATTTTGAAATACAAAATGGAAACTTTAGCAAAGCTCTTGAGAAAAAAGAGTTTTCCATTGATTTAGTTGGCAAAGATATAGGTTTAGTCGGCAAGCAATGCGCTGTTGCCGAAGGAGAGGGTGCTAGGAGCAAGGCGGGACAATTAAGCGTAGAGATAGAGGCTAAGAGACCAGGTCCTAAGAGTTCAGCCCAAACACCAGCTAAGCCTTCAGAAAGAAAAAGCGGTTCTTCTAAAAATGAACCCGGCTCTGCTGGAGAAAAGTCAAATAATGCGATTTCTTTTTCTAAAAAGGTAATCGAGGCGTTAAAGAATAAGGTCAAAGAGCATAACGCTAAAAACTCAAGAAAGGTAAGCCTTTCTCAATTGAAGAAAGTCTATAGAAGAGGCGCTGGAGCTTTTAGTTCTTCTCATAGACCCGGTAAAACAAGAGGTCAATGGGCGATGGCAAGAGTAAATATGTTCTTGAGAATGATGTCTGGAGGCAAAGTTAAAGACGCATATAGAAAGGCAGACCAAGACGTAGCAAAGTCTTCTTTAAATGTTATTGACGTTTCTGATTCTTGGGAGCCAGAAGAGGAAGATCTAGCCCAAGCTTCCTTAGATATTTTAGAAATTGGAGATTTTGATTTTGATAGTTCAGATGAGCTTTATTTGGACGAAGATTCAAACGCAGAAAAATGGTACGAAATTTAATTATGAGCTTTCAATATACTACAACATTTAGTTCTATTCTTAAACCACTAGTTTCAGAAGAGAAAGACAAATATTTAGCATTGGCTTCTTTGATGCAAGTTGGGAATTTTATTCCTAATGTAGATACAGAGAAGAATGTTGATTTATTGCCTGTAGCTTTTAATGCTGCCGTTGTAAATAGAGTTAATAAGAATGGAGATGTAATAGATACTGATACTGCCATTGCTTCTTATAAAGACTTTATCAATAAGCCAATTAATATTGAACACAACAGAGAAAGAATTGTTGGAGTAATTTTAACTGCCGGGTTCAGTGAGTTTGGGTCAGACGCTTCGCTTTCAGAAGAGCAAGTCAAGGACTTGAAAGGGCCATTCAATATCACTCTCGGCGGTGTAATTTGGAAAATTGCTAATCCTAATCTTGCCGATAAGATTGAGGAGTCTAGTGATGCTACTAGTAATAAATATCAATCAGTAAGTGCAAGCTGGGAGCTTGGCTTTAATGACTATAATGTAGTTATGATTGATGGTGAGTCTAAGAATATAGAAGATGGTGCTCTTATTTCTGACGCAAGTGAAATTGAGTCTATCAAAAACAATCTTAGAGCCTTTGGAGGTTCAGGCAAATTAGATAAAACAAAATCTATTTATAGAAAAGTTATTGGTAATGTTGTACCATTAGGAATTGGTCTAACAGAAACACCTGCTGCTGATGTAAAAGGCATTGCCACACTAAAATCAGAGGCTTCTGTAGAGATTGAACAAGAAAATATTTCCAAAATTGATAATTTAAATGTAAATACATATAACGATAATAAAGTTATGAAAATTCAAAGCATCAAAGACATCACTGATGAGAGTTTGAAGCAAGCAACAGCTTCTCAAATTTCTGATCTTATTGAGCAAGAGCTAAAGGTAGCTTCCGAGAAGTACGCTGCTGAAAAAGCTACTGTTGAACAATCTTTAAAGGCCGCAAACGAGAAGTATGACACTTTGGCCGCTGCCCAAGATACACTCCAAAAGGAAATTGCCGCTCTTAAGGCTTCTCTTGAAGCTGCTGAGTCCGAGAAGCAAGCTATTTTGGCTAACGAGAAGTTCAATGAAAGAATGAATGCTTTTGATGCTGAGTACGATCTAGACAGCGAGACTAGACAAGTTCTAGCCTCTGACATTGCTGGTCTTGATGACGACTCTTTTGCCGCTTATAAGAATAAGATGGCTGTATTCATGAAGAACAAGAAGAAGGGCGAGAAGAAAGAAGCCCCAGAAGGACCAAAAGAAGCCATGAGCGCTTCTGCTTCTGAAGTTATCGAGCAAGCAGCCGCCAATGGCGAGAAGAAGGCCGCAGTTATTCCTGCTACTTCTACTGCTTCCGAAGATTCACTCTTCAATAAATACAAACAAGCTTTTGACTACGATGGATTCGTAGTTGGATAAAACACATAATACAAAATAAGGATAAAATATGGCTTATAAACTAAGACCTTTTAGAGATTATGATGAACATGATGTATTGAATCTGTTCTCATACGACACAACTGGTTTGACCGCTGGTTCGATCAGCATCACCAAGGGAAGCTTGGTCAAGATCGCTACCGGATGGAAGAACTACGACTCAGGCGTTGAGCTCGGCGGTGGACTAGAGTTCATCGGAGGAGCCGGTACGCTACAACCCACCAACGTTGTTTCACAACGCTATGGAGTAACCGCTAAGGTAGTAACCAGCACCACTGGCGAGACCCCAATCGGCATGATGCTCTATGATGTTAAAGACGTTGACGAGAATGGCGAGCTTCTCAAGTACAAGCCCCGTAAGGCTGCTGAGATGCAAGCTGTAATCCCTGGCCAAGCTGTTCCTGTAGTAACCCGTGGCATCTTCTTGGTCCAAGGCGTTCTCGGAACTCCTGCTGCTGGTGGCACTGCTTACGCTGGTGGAACCGGACAAATCACTGCCTCTACTGGCGGCGGTGGTATTGCTAACGTTGCTATTGGTAAGTTCCTCGGAGCTGCTGATACTAATGGCGAAACCCTCGTTAAATTGGCCCTATAATATAAAGGATTAACATGAGAATTAAACTAAAAAATACACCTGAGCAAGTAGAGCTAATCAAGGCCCTTGGCTCTAAGAACAGATTGGTTGCTGCTGAAGCTTCAGAGGCTTTTGCCGCTTTCCTCGGACCTGTTATTCAAAGAGTCATTTTGCAAGCTGGCACAGCCTCTCAGATCTATACTGATGCTCCATTCGATGAGAATGATTCACCCAGCTATCCTCTTGATCTCTATTATCAAGAACTAAACAACGGTTACGTTAGCGTTTGGTCTCAAACTCTTGCTGGTGGTCTACCAACAGCTCAAGATGTTTCTGCTATCCAAGAGCTAAAGATCGCTACTTATCGTCTAGACAGCGCCGTTTCAATCAACAAGAGATATGCTCGCCAAGCTCGCTTGGACATTATCGCTAAGTTGGTTGAGCGTATGTCACAAGAAGTATTGGTTAAGCAAGAGCGTAATGCTTGGGCCGTAATGCTCAAGGCTCTTGGAGAAGCCTCTACTACTCCTCAAGGTGGATCTGCTCTAAAGCACTACATCGCCGCCGGAACCGCTGGACAATTCAAGCTCGATGACCTCAACAAGCTCATGACTCGCGTCAAGAGAATCAATGAGTCTTGGGCTGGTGGTACTCCTGCTGATCCATATAGCACTGGCTTGACCGATCTCTATGTCTCTCCCGAGATCAAAGAGAAGATCCGCGCTTTTGCTTATAACCCACTAAACACTGTTGGCGGAGTTAGAACAGCCGGTAGCTCTTCCACAAGCACTGAATCTGCTATCGCTCTTCCTGACGGAATGAGAGAGGAGATTTACCGTAACGCTGG